TCGAACCTGCGACATCTCGCTCCCAAAGCGAGTGCTCTACCAAACTGAGCTACATTCCGTTGATTACCTGATGAATTATACACCCATCAGGCAGTTTTGTCAAGAGTTAAACTCTTCGTTTCTTCGACGGTCAAGATACTCAATAATTTCAGAGCGCCATTCCATCAATTCGTGAAAGCACTTTTGATTATGAGCACATTGACGAAGTTCGTGATCTGGTTTAAGAACACTTTCATAAAAAAGTCCAAGGGCATCTCTACGTTTTTCGTGTTTCTCGTTCATTTTACCTCAAAGTCGAGTTTGCGAACCTTTCGTTTCCTTCGGTTCTCTTGGTATTCTAAGTCACTTTTGCTCAGAACACCAGTGGTTTTTACATTTTCTTCAGAATTGATCATGATGACTTGAGACAGATCAACTGCTGTTATTTTTTCTCCGTCCAACATTACTTGATTGGGACATCCACAGCATTGTGGTTTCGTTGATTTCTTCAACTCTGTATTGCAATTCTTGCAGCGTATTGTTAACATGATTTATCATACCTCTTATATTCTCAAGTTCTATTAATACCTTTTTTAATTTCTTAGGTTTCATTTATTTATGAAGGTAATGGGCGATGAGGGATTCGAACCCCCGACATCCTCCGTGTAAAGGAGACGCTACTACCGCTGAGCTAATCGCCCTGGCGACTCAAGTAGGATTCGAACCTACGACCGACTGCTTAGAAGGCAGTTGCTCTGTCCAGCTGAGCTATTGAGTCTTGAACTCCCTAAGAATACCATAGAGAGAGGGTGATGTCAACCCCTAAGAAAAATTAAATTTCTTAGTGTAATCGTATGCATATTGTTGACGATATCCTTTGATGCCCCAACCTAACCAGTAGTAAGCAGCAACCATATACTGATCAACAGTACGACCAGGACCTTCAAACTCTGGAAGATAACGTTGGAATACGGATTCGTTAATCATGTAACGAGTCTGACCTTCAATAGTAGAAGGATCACAATCATACCTGGCACAAAATTTACCAAGATTGTTATAACGATTTATGCTGGTCCACTGAATAAGACCATACCCCCCGCTATGGCAAGCGTTGTAAGGAACTCGAGCCCCTCCCTCGCATATGTTGGGATGGAAGTTGCTTTCCGATTTAATATTTCCCATGATCGTAGCAAGTGCATTGCGATCTGAGATTCTGGTTTTTGCTTGAAGTTGTTCAAGGACATACTTTTCGTTGTCGTTACATCCAGGACACTTCCAAGATGCCCTATAGGGTTGGACTTCAATAACTTGTGCCTGGGGTTTAGGTTCAGGAATAATAAAAAATAATGAGGTAAGTAAACTAATCATAAGTGAAATAATCTTTTCGGTAGTATCTACCAAGAACATTGCTGTTGTAATATGCAGGAGTACCATCGTCTAAACTTTCTGTTAATACATTGTTAACAAATAGTTGTCTGGTTTCTTCATAGTTACATTTACCCAATGTAGTATGAATACTAAGCATTTCACGCTTAAAATATTCTTTCCCGGTAGTTTTAATTTCTTCCTTTAGTTCTGGACAAGATCCGTAGTATTTTTTCCAATCGGATTCTTGTTTAGTTCTTCGGGCATGTCCTTTCTTTTTACGAAAAGACCAAAAATATTTTCTACCAATATATTTTCTATTATTGGTAGTATTTGTTATTAAGTATACAAATCCATAATACCCATTAATATCTTCAGTGTCAAAAATTTTACCCTGATAGATCCACGGGTTATCATACTCTTTCATAAAATAGGTGACAACCTATTTTATTTATCAATCAGATATCATGTATCTGATTTTCATGATTTGATACTTAAACATATCTCCTAAGGTGGTAGGACCCACCTTAAGAAGCATCCAATCTTTATGTTTTAATTCAGGGTCGGCAAGTGCTTTTAGTTTCCAAGTCATAATTGGAAACCACCAACATCAATTTTATCCTGCTTAATGCCACCAATAAGATAAGACTCAATTTCAGTTTCTTGAGGAGCAACTTGCATACCCTTAGAGGATAACCAATGCTCTGTCCAAGGAAGTGGGTTGGTTTTAGCAGGAATATCGTATTCGGGTTTCAAACCAATTGCCTTCATACGACGATTAGCGATCCATTCAACATAATTGTAAAGAAGTTTGTCATTGAGACCAATCATAGATCCATCCTTAAACAGATGCTGTGCCCATGCTTTTTCTTCATTGACACAGCGTTTAAACATTTCTCTTACAAAAGGTTCTTCTTCTTTAGCAATTTGTTCAAATTCTGGATCATCTCCATCCCTCCACTTGTTGAGGATGTTCTGAGTAATGACAAGATGCTGGTTTTCGTCTCTGGCGATGAGAGAGATAATTTTAGCGGATCCCTCCATAAGTTTGAGTTCACCAAACGCAAATGAGCAAGCGAACGAGACATAGAATCGAATACCTTCCAAGATGTTGACATTAGCAATGGCTCTATAGAGTTTTCGTTTGAGAGACATCCTCTCATACTTCCCAGCATAGTGACCTTCAACTGCTAACTCCCACATTGTACTGTTATCGTACTGGTGTGCAGAGTTTATGAAATCATCGTAAGACTCTGTAACAGAAGATGCCCTGGAAAGAATCTTTGGATCTGTTTGAATGGTATCAAATATAGCAGAAGCGTCAGGATATACATTCTTAATAATGTATGTATATGATCTACTGTGAATCATCTCCATAAACCCCCATGCTTCCATACATGCTTCTAACTCAGGCAGAGAGCAATAAGGAAGAAATGCAAGTCCAGGACCACGACCCTGAACAGAATCCAAAAGAATTTGATACTTTAGATTACTGGTGAAAATATGCTTCTGAGCATCAGTAAGTTTTAAATAGTCGTTTCTATCTTTTTGAAGGGAGACCTCTTGGGGTCTCCAGAAATAACTAAGTTGTTGTTCAGTAAGTTTATCAAAAACTGGGTATTTAAAATTATCATACCTCTGAACTCCAAGAGGTTTGCCAAAAAACATTGGTTGCTTTTTGAGATTGACAGTCTCAGTATTAAATACTGTCATTCCCTTTATCTGGGTGGGTTTGATATCTTGTTCAGATTTTACAAGATTCACAGTCATCTTCCTCCGTTTGTTTAAGTGCTTCTAAAATATCGTTAATTGATTCTTGAGGTTCTACATCTCCATCCTTCTTAATGTCATATGTGTTTTGATAGTAAGATGTCTTCCAACCGTACTTGTATGTAGTCAGTAAATCATTGACCAAAATAGACACTGGAATCTCATTGTTTTCATAATTTTCAGGATTGTAACTCCAGTTTCCAGAGATTGCTTGGTCAAAAAACTTCTGCATAACAGCAACCAGTTTAATATATCCTTCGTTAGAAGGCATGTCCCAAAGAAGAGTGTAATTATTCTTCAGACTCGCGTACTGAGGAACAATCTGCTTAAGAACCCCTTTCTTTGACTTTTTAATGGACATGTATGCCCGAGGTGGTTCGATTCCGTTTGTGGCATTTGACACAACGGAACTGCTCTCCGAAGGCATCTGTGCGGACAGTGTTGAGTTCCTGAGACCATGTTCGGTAATAGATGCTCTAAGAGATTCCCAATCATACAAATATTCTGGTTCTACTAATGTATCTACGTCCTTTTTATATGTATCAATAGGAAGAATTCCATCTGCATACTTTGTACGATGGAATGCTGCACATGCACCTTTCTCCTTTGCCAGTTGATTAGATGCTTTCAGCAAATAATATTGAAGTGTTTCAGAAAGTTTGTGCGTGGCAATCAAAGACTCTTGATCTCCATACTTAAGACCGTGTTTTGCCAACCAGTGAGCAAGACCAATAAATCCAATTCCAAGAGACCTACGTGCCTTTGTAGCACGTTCTGCTGCCTTCACAGGATATTCTTGATAATCAATCAGTTCATCAAGCATACGAACGCTCAGATCGCATAGTTCTTCCATATCAGAGAACTGTTTAATCTTACCAACATTGATAGCAGCAAGAATACACAGTGCAATTTCCCCGCCTTCATCTTCATAGTGTTGAATAGGATCTGTAGGAAGAGTAATTTCTTGACAAAGATTACTCATATAAATTGAATCTTTGAATGAAGAATGACTATTGCAATGGTCGATATTCATAATATAAATACGACCTGTCTCCATTCTCTCCTTCAAGATGTCCAGAATGAGTTTTTGAGCATTAATAGTTTTTCTTGGAATAGACTCATCTCGTTCATAATCCACATACAACTCGTCAAATCCATCACTACCAAAAGCATCATAAAGACCTGGAACATTGTGCGGACTGAAGAGGGTGATGTCTTCGTTTTTGATAAACCGCTCATAGAAAATTTTACTAAATTGGATACTATAATCTAATCCACGAACTCGGTTATCCTGCGTTCCTTTATTATTTTTTAGGACAATCAGATCTTCGATCTCTTGGTGCCAGATTGGAAAGTGGACAGTTGCTGATCCGCCTCGGATGCCATTTTGTGTGCAAGATTTGACAGTTCCTTCATACATTTTGAGGAACGGGATAATCCCTGTATGTATAACTTCTCCCCCATTGATTTTGCTTCCGATGCCACGGATTCTGCCGAAGTTAAGACCGATTCCCGCCCTTTGTGCAACATATGAAAAAACAGCACTATTGCTATGAGGGATACTATGTTTGGAGTCATCAACATCAACAAGAACACAGCTTGCATATTGTCGAAGCTTAGTTCTAACTCCCGCCATGATAGGTGTGGGAATGTTGATTCTGTGTTTGGAGATGGCATCGTATAACCTCTTAACGTAGGACATTCTGGTCTCTTTGTTGTACTTGGAGAAAGAAACCAAAGCAATCATCATATACATCAACTGAGGGGTCTCATAAAGAGTTCCAGAGTCTCTGTCCTGTACGAGATATTTATCTACTACCTGCTGTAATCCAGCGTAAGTAAACAAAAAGTCACGATCATAATCAATCCATTCACCAGCAGCAGCAATTTCATCTTCAGTATAATCTTTGAGAATCATACCGTCATAGATTCTACGATCATGAACACTGTTCAAGATATGATCATAAAGGGAAAGTTTATCCCACTCAACACCATTTTGCTGAGACCACTTCTTACGAACACTAAAGAGAAGAAGGCGAGCAGCAACGAACTGATAATTATAATTTTCAGGAGTAATCAAATCATGTGCAGATTTAATTAAAATCTCTTGAATTTGTTCCGTAGTAATACCATCAAAAAATTGGATTCCTGATTGAATCTCTACTTGACTTGCAGAGACTCCTGCAAGACCCTCACAAGCGGCATCTACCATCTTATGAAGTTTATCGAGTGCAATGGGTTCAACGTTACCATTGCGCTTTTTAACCTTGAATCCGTTTGTCATACCTTTTTCCAATGCGTGAGTTTAAGAGTTGCTTGTAATCCTTTATACCGGTTTGAGTCTACCAGAGTTTGAACATCATGTCCAGCAAGTACCATATCGTTTAAGTCTTTTTCCTTGATGTCATGGGGGAAAATTACTACTTCATTTCCCTTTCCAATTGTCGTTTCAATTCTATTGACAATTTCTCGGTTTCTCGGTTCGTTGTCGTAGACGAATATGAACTGATAATCCAGAGAGCTAAGGTCAACATCGCTACCACACATAGCGATAGAGTTCCCAAGGAAATGGGAGTCGAAGGGTCCTTCTGTGACATAAACTGGTTCCTTAGAGTCAATACGATCTAATCCATAAATCTTTGGTTTGTTTTCATCCAAAATAACTGTAATGTATCTAATGGTAGCAGTTGGAGACAAAGATCTCCCCTGATACCCAATGATACCATTTTTATCCTGCAAAGGAATAATTATTCTGGGTTCATCGTACTTCGTATCTTCGAATACTTTTTTGTGTTTGTTTGTCCATTGCTTAAATTCTGGACAATAATAGAATAAATTAGAAGGCAATTTTCGTCCTTCAATAAATCTACGAGCGATGTGTGTTTTATTTAGATCTGATATTTTTTCGAGTTCAGAAAAAATATCTTTGTTTTCAAACACAGGTGGTTTGAATTCAAATTCGGGAGTTGGTACAGTTGTTCCTTTCCCAGTAGCACCATTCTTGTATGATTCAAGAACATATTCAGAAAACAAAGAAGAATCGTTATCCTTCAAAAAGTTTGCAAGAGTTCTACCCACACCACAGTTATGACACTTATAGATGTAGGAACCTTTCTTCTGAAAGAAATACCCCCTTGCACGATTCTTGTTCTTTTGGGAATCGCCACAATAGGGGCATCTGAAGTTGTAGGTGTTATTTGTCTTTTTAAATTTTTGAAGTTTGTAGGATACTAAAGAAATGTACTTTGTATCAAGATACAACATGGACTACTGGCGTTTTTTCCAGCATAGCAGTCTTATCGACGGGTGTCAAGGTCCAACCGAACATTGGTAACAGTTGAGCGATTGTCACAATGGTGCTCAGGACAGCACCGGCTATCAAGGCATACTTCTGATTTTCTTCTACCTTGTGTTGTATTTTAGAAATTCTGTCGTGTATTCTTTCTTTAGTTTCTTTCTGTTCTTCTTTCATCTCTTCAAGAATTTTCAATATCAAAGCGTCCGAACGCTCGTTTTCATCAAGACGAGATTCGTGACGCTCTAATACTATAGCAATCTTATTGCTATTTTCTGAGATGGTAGAGACTGCTCGCTCAAGTTTGTCGAGCATCTCTTTTGATAGGTCTTCATAAATTTCAAGTTTAGATTCAATGACCTGAAGTTTACCGAGACCGAATGCCATCAGACTGTTCCTAAAAACTCCTTAAGTTTTTCAATGTCTTCAGAAATCATAGCAAGAAACTTATCACTGTTCTCTTCGGAGAGAGACAACCAAACATTAAGAGTCTTTTTCTGATCTTCCAGACTAAAATCTGCAAAATTTTCATTCAATGAAGTAAATGCACCTTGCCAATCATATGAATTATTTTGCTGCTTTCTGCTTGATGCTGCCTTATTAATATCTTTAGCAATATTCTTTTGGCGCTCACCTGCTTTCTTTTGATAATCTTTTGCCTTTGCTTTAGACAATGCAGCAATCTCTTGTTTGCGATTAGCAGCACGCTTTTCACGTTCCTGCCTCTTTTGCAGTTTACGCTTCTGCTGAATCATACGCATAGCAGCAGATACTTCTGTACTTGAATTATCTGCTTCAAGAATGTTGTTTTGATCTTCCATGGTTTCTTCTTTTAATCTGGAGTTTTTAATCCTCTGAACGAAATCTATTTTAAACTTTTTCTTCTTCTTTTTAATTGGAGGTTCATCTGGAGGAAGACCTGCAATATTTCCAGAAGAAGCATTATTAGTTGGAACTTCTTCAGTATAAACTATTCCGTTATTCTTCATAGTATGTACTTTCATAGTTCCTGCAACTTGTCTATACAATATTTATCTATTTTGATATGGTCAAGACTTGAACATTCAGGAAGTCTGTTCAAATAAATCATAAAACTTTTTACAATAGACCAATACTCTGACGATAATTTATAAAACAGCAGTGGTGTTGCTGCTTCTCCAAATACATTATAAATGATAATCAAATGATTTAGAATTAAATGAAGTTTGAGATTGCCCGTTTTGACATAAGTCTTGAGCAATCTCTTTAGATATTTAAACCTCTTCAAATCATCATAGAAGTCATCCTTAGTTACTGCCTGAGGATTATTATAATTTTGAATAGCGAAGAAGAGGTAGTTATCCTCATTCAATTCAGTAAACTTCATAGATTATCATGCAACATCAATCGTAAAGTCAGTGCCACTTCCTCCAGCGCCAACAATATTAGTAAATGCAATATCTGGAGTATCCAGAGTTGCAGCGCCAAGAGTTAAGTTACCAGCAACAATCGAAAGAGTTGCCGTTTCCGAAGGAACCGTAAAGTCAAACTCAAGTCTATTAGTTCCACTTCCTCTTACATAATTTGCAGTAATCGGATTTGCTGCACCAGTGGAGGTAACTGTGATTGCAAGATCTCCTGTTGTACCACCAACAGCGACAAGTTCGTTATAGATGACAACAACAGTTCCAGTCTCACCCTGTGCAAGTGCTTCTTGCTCAAAGAATACTGCAGTGATATTTGCATCTGCAAGCAAGTCAGTTGCGCCTGCACCACCAAGACCGCCAATTGCTACCAAGACCTCATCCCAGTATTCTCCAGCAGCAACTGCTGCTGCTTTGTCTCCTTGCTGCTTGTAATGACGTAAAACCCATCCACGCTCATCCGCAAAGCAATCTGCGGGATCATGGTTTTGAGCACCGCGAATTAAATATTTTGGTTTTGATTCATCCGTTGTGGACTTTCCCCAAAGGGCCATGGTATGTTCTCCTAATTCTTAGAAATTACAGTATAAAGATATTTATAAAAAAAGGAGGGTTGACCCTCCTTTATGCATCACTCAGCAGGTGATTCTTCTCTTGCAAGAATTGCTTTCTCGACTACTGCGAGAAGTTGGTCATCAATTTCGGTCTTAGTTAATGAAACTGCTTTACGCAAAATGTGCATACAGATTTCAACTAACTTTTCTCCAAGTTCTTCATCATCAGGAATTCTTGCAATTGCAGCATCAACAATTTTGGATGCAAGTGGAAGTAAAAATGACAGCATGATCTTAAAGCAGGGTGCTAATTATATATCAATTCAGATAGAGTTTTTTAAGATCTTCACGATTCTCGTTGAGAGATGCAATGATCTCTTCATTTACACCATCTTGATACTTACGACGCTTAACTTTAGAAGCACGTTTTGCAACACACTTCTCAGATCCACAATCTGGTTTGTCGCATCCACAACACTCTTCTTTCATAGATTTCATGCCGTTCTTAACTCCTTTAAGTTTCTTATTCTTATCAAAAACTCCTGCAGGATTATCGGGATCTGTATTGTCATTCATCTCTGGCATGACAGTTACATCCTTTGCATCCTTCTCCATAAGTTCAGTTCTCCAATCAGAGAACTCTTCTTTCTTTGCCTTAACTGCAGCAGAGACTGCTGCACGTCTTTTAAGAAGGTAAGAATCTGTGCTGTCTTTCTTACCATCGTTATTTACATCTCCATCCTCTTTTCCAACAGGATCGAGTTTCTTCTTTTCTTCTAATTCCACTTCTTCCTTTGCAGTTTTTGCTGATTTGCTGAAAGCATCCTTATCAGGGTATCCTTTGTCGCCTGGTTTCGCAGGAGACTCTCCACGCTTTCTTTTAGCATGGATATTGGCGTAGAGTCCTTTCTTTTCTTCAATTGTCTCCTCCTCTTTCACACAATTGGGAACTTCTTTCCCATCTTTCATCTTAGTACCCTTTGCTTTGTAGCCGTCCCAACACTTAGATGCACCTACATTTTTACGTGCTGTCTTGAGACCCTCTTCCATAGATTCCATCTTATCTTGTTTGATAGGTTTATCTTTATTTATATTCTTCTTTTTTGTCCCATCATAATCATATCCAGGAACATGGTCTTTCACAAACTGTGTGTTTTGAGGTGTTCCTACCAATCTATTATCAGAATTAGGGTCTCCAGACTTATTAAATTGTTTGTATTCTTTAATATCCTTTACCCATGCTCTAAACATTTCACCTTCTTCGGTGACAGCAATCACATAATTAGGACCCTTGCGGTGTATCTTGCCAACCTTGTCTTCATTAATCAGAGAAATATAATCCCCAACACCAAAAATCACCCCATGTCTAAATGAGGTGCGCTTTGCATCACTATTAAAGTCTGTAAATTTCATCAAACTGGTTTTTTAATTATTTATGTTCTCAAGAAAATCAAGATCGTTGTCAAGATCTCGAAAACTTGTATTTAATCCAGTTGCAGTTAAAGATATTCTATATGCAAATGGACCTTCTTCGTCTTTCTTGCTTTGTACCCTTGCTCTGGCAGTACATGTAGTAGGATTAAATAAAGGAACTCCTAAATTAAGTGGATCTCTATCAGAGACTCTGAATAAACCCTTTCCTTCAAAATTTAAATAATCGCATTTTACACTATAATATTCTCTAATTTTTTCGGTTGGAATATTATATGATTTTTCTCCAAGAATACGTTGTGCTTCTTTTGTTGCTTTTGGAGGAGGAGTATATTCATAAACAACCCAATCACTACTTAATTTGGTCAAAATAGAATCAGAATCAAGTATAGATTTTAATGCTGGATTAGTTTTTGAAGTTACCTTTAATCTCCAAGTATTACCAATCCACTCAAGAGTACCCGATCCATACTCAGCACCACTGGTTTTTAATTCAATTCTTGCAGTAATACCATTTATATTCAATTCAATATCAGATTTAGATTCACTTTCTTCGGGTTTAGTTTGAGTAGTATATCCCAAAGCATTCATTTTATTAATCATATCAATTTCATATTTCTGACCTTTGTTTGTATTGATTTCATCTTCACGGTCAGTAGTAATAACTTTTGAAATATAATAAAATCGTACTATAACTTTTCTATCTTTATTAAAAATTAATTCATACGAATTATTGTTTCTATTAACTAATTCACCAACAACTTCAAAAGAATGATTAAGATATGCAAGCATACCTTCAATATGAGATTTATATATTTCTGGACTAATACCGTTAGATGTAAATTTAGAAATTATTACATAACTTCCTACAGTATTAGTAAAATTAAATTTACTATAATGTCCTCCAAACCCAAAAGTTCGAAGGACATTTCTGCTTGGTTTTTTTAAATATTCTGCAAAACTATCAGCAGAAAAAGATTTCTTTGCCATATCACAGTTTCATGATATGTCTATTTAGTTTAGAGATCTCCCTCCTTACGATTTTCAGAATAGTGGACATCAAAACTACCACCAGGGTAGCGTGCTTGTAGTTTCTCAACATTCATCTCAATAATTTCATCAAGAGAAGTATCAAGACCCATACATGCCTGAGCAACATACCACATAATGTCACCCAGTTCACGCTTCAGGTGAAAAAGATTTTCATCATTAACTGGTTTACCTTGGAAGACAATCTTTTTAATGATCTCAGTGAACTCACCTGCTTCGGCAGACATACCTACAGCAGCAGTAAGCAGTCGCTCGGTAGGAAAGTCTTGATCTTGTAGGATCGCAATCCTTTGTGCGAAATCGTAATAGTTTTTACTTTCATTAGAGGTAACTGCATTAACAAATTCAATGTACTTATCGGTGTTTACTTTAGTCAAATTTAAATCCTCCAAAATTTAAAGTAGTAGGTGGTTCATCGTCGTCGTTTTTGTTTCCAGTAAACTGTGACTGGACGGACTGCTCGACATCATACAGTCGCATTTTGTTCCTGTCAATACCCACAGAGAATCTCTCATAGAGCATGACATCGTTGTATCTGTTCTTCAACTGCTTAATCACAACCTGTCCCAACTGTTTGTCTTCGTCAGAAGCAGTAATGGCAAACATAAAATCAGCAGTAGCAGGGAGACCAAAGGACTCAGAAGTATCAGTAAGGTTAATATCAGAGCTGCCATAACCGCTACGAGTGGTTTGAGTAGCAGAGACGATTGGCACGTCTTGTTCCACAGCGAGACCACGAAGTTCTTCTGCAATACCTTTAACCAACGTGTACGAATTAGCAGAGTCTGGTCTATATCTTTGTGAAGCACAAATATTAATGTAATCCACAAATATAATATCGGGTTTAAAACCTTTCTTAAGAGATAGATCAGAAATACAGGACCTAAAATGCCCCACATGAGCAGAAGAAGTGGGGTATTCCTTAATAATAAGTTCTCCATTTGTCTTATCATTCAAATCTTTAATCTTAGATTCAAAGATTTTTTCAGGTGTATTAGACAAATCCTTGATGCCAATATTTAACAGATTAGCATCAATACGTTCTGCAATTCGTTTCTCAGACATCTCACAAGTAATATAAAGAACATTATATCCTTGTAGAAGATTTGCTGCTGCCATGTGACACATAGTAAGAGATTTACCTCCACCCGTGCCAGCAATGATAATGTTGAGAGTTTTCCTCGGAAGACCACCTTTGGTAATCTTATTCAGATACTCAATATCAAATGGTATCTTATCCTCTTCCTTAGTGTAAAAATCATATCTGTCTTGATAATCATTAAGATAATCATGACCAATACGATTGTCAAAAGATACTGTAATTGCATCTTTCAACAGAGGAACAATATATCCAAGATCTTTAGTATTATCCTTACCTTCGGTAATTTCAATACTTTCAAAGATTGCAAGATAAACTGCTCTCTTTTTACACCACTCCTCAGATGTGCTGATTAACCAATCATAATTAACATCCATAGGATTGAGTTCTTGGATAACTCCAGAAACTCCTTTATAGATATGATCAGGAAGACCTTTCTTATTTTGGAGATCGATCTCCAAAGACTCTTTAGTAGGAGGTCTCGAATACTTTTCTACAAAATTAGAAAAGAGAGTAAATACTTCTCGGTAAAAAGCATTCTCAAAATATTCAACTTTAAGATGAGGATATACAATGCTACGATACTTGTCGTCGTGCATTAAATTTATAAGAACAGTAAGTTCTAAATTTATCATACGTAGTGAAGATAGGTGCTAAGGATGTATTTTGTATTTGATATGGTTTCATTTCCTCTGTGGGGAAACATCCACAGTGGAGGGAATATAACAAGTCTGCCACATTTAGGTTTTACCTTTTTTCTAAGTTGACTAAAATATGTCTCCCCACCTTCTTCAACATCGTTTAAGTATACAATAAATGCAAGAAATCTTCTCGAAGATTCATAGTCATTAACGTCAACATGATCAGAAAATTGATCACCATGATCTACTCTATATTTTTTAATCCTGATCATCTCATAAGAGTATTTGTCAGGAAACATGTAGTCAGCAAGATCAACGGCATCAACATAATCTTGAATACGAGGTATAAGTTTGTAAACTACCTGAGTACTAATTTCTGAATCTAAAGTAACTTGATGAAATTGTGGGCACTTGTCCTCATCAATAAACTCTTGCTCGCCAGTTTCAAATAAATTAATAAGTTCTTCACATTCTTGTGAAGTAAAAACATCATCATAAACTTTGATATAACTCTGCAAGGTCAAGTTACCAGATTGAATCATTTTAGTTTAAACTCCTGTGCTGCTGCAATTTCAAGTCCTTCCATAATTTCAGGTGTAAAAAACTTCTCAGGTTCTTTGATAATAGAAGACTCATAATACTTCTTATCATCAACGATATATTGCTTTCCATCCTTTGGGATAATGCTATACTTCTCTGCAAGAGGAAGAAGACCATAATACTTATCAAGACCACGCTCATCAAAGAACAGTCGAGTCTCTGCTACAGTTGACTCTTTGGTGAATCGAGACTTATTCATCTTTGCCTTGATAATACCACCAACTACTTCAGTTCCATCTTTTTCTTTAGATTTGGAAAGATGAATGATTGTAGATGCAGCATACTTAAGACCACTACCACCACCCATATCAGTCTTTTCACCATAAGGATTCATTGTCTGATACGTGTGATTGGTAACAATCATAGGAACTTTGAGTTTCCCAAGTTTATTAGTAATAAGTCTAAAAATAGATTTGATAACCTGAGATTTAGTCATATCACGAACTTGCTTATCATCAAGAGCATCTGTTAACTCCTTTGACGATGGAAGCATACCAAGAGAATCAAGAACAACCAACAAGGGTTTACGTTCTTTCTCCTTCATCTTCAGCATGTTATCCAAAATACGAATGATCTGAGTACGAAAATCCTCAAGAGTATCTACAGGAAAAACATATACTCGATCCGTATCAAGACCACGACCTTCAAATAGATCAGCAGAGGTTGCACTCTCAGTATCAAAATAGAATACTGCTCCGTCTGGATGCATGTCAAGAAAGTTCTTTGCAATTCCCATAGCATAGAACGTTTTACCCGTAGATTGCTCTCCAGCAAGACCAGTAATCCTATTGTCTGGAATTCCCCCATAGAGACTACCGCTGAGGGCAGCATTGAGAATTAGAGATCCAGTATCAATATATCCTTGTCCTGTTTCAAGTTTAGAGACTACTTTCATGTAGTCATTCTTTGCTTCTTTTGCGAGTGTATCAAACATAAGTTATCCGAATAAAAAGTCTAAGGTTGCAGTTTCTTCTGTTTTCCATCCAATAGCATCCGTAACAACCTTAACTGGTTGCAAGAAAGATTTCTCGAATTGCAATTTATAATCAATGGATTTTCTAAGGTCTGTTTCTTCGGGAAAATCTGAAATAAATGCAAATACGTTTTCTCCCATACGATTAGGAACTTGCAAATAGACAAATTTAATTTTGTCTCCTTCCTGAATCATAGGATACTTATGGAGTAGTTTCTTGGTTTTGAGTTGGAGATTGTATAGCAAAGATGCTCGTACATGGATTGGACAACTCTTCTTGTACAAGGTAGCAGAGTCATACCACTTTGTCAACCCATTAACTCCACGAGGGAAAGAAATATCTTCAAGATCCATATTGTTAAATTCGTTTCTAAATTTATCAATAAATTTTATTAGATCTTCTTCAGTCCCATTCATCATTAGTTTGTATGCTTCTTTAATTTTGGTCCTACAAGCAGAAGGGGTTGAAGATTTAACTGCTTCCAGTCCCATAATTTTTAATTTTGGATTCTGTAAAATTGCAGATTCATCAGCAAGAACATTGAGGATATATCTTTTCTTTGCAGTCCATATACCCTTGTTTGCAATATTCTCACGTTTCATTTGCATCTTTTGGTCATATGCCGAAACGTAATCCGCAAGTTCCTGATAACTGGATTCGATGAATGGTTCCAGTTTTTCCGTAGCGATCTTGTCAAGTAACTTAGTAATTGCTGCTTTGTCGCCAGACTTAGCACTAAGAAATTTATTAACAAGAGGTCCAAGATTAAGATAGATTGAATCTGTATCGACAGCGATGACATAATCGACATCCTCCGTTGACAAAAGATTATTTAGATACTTATTCATCTTATCTTCAATCCAACGAATTGAAACCTGCCCAGACAAAGTAATTGCCTCAGCATTAGTAAGCATGTAGTATCTAAAGTATTGGTTACCAATTGCACCATAAGCAGAGTTCAATTGAATCTTTCTTGCCATCTGAAAGTTATTCCATTTAGCAATCTCTTTCGATAACTCTGGAGTTGGATTCTTATCATACTCTGCTTGAGCAATAAGCATGTTCTTCTTATACTGCTTACGCTCATTATAAGTCTTCTCCATCAACTCAGGAAGAAATCCTTTCTTAGTTGTATCATAGTATGCACCATTTGCACACACAGTTTTACCATCAAGATCAGATAGATCCAATTCTTGATTAAGAAGTCTATCTACTGTTGCTGATGGGTGTCTGTTTGGCAATAACGTCTCCGGCGAGATGTTGTATTGCATAATGAGGTGAGGGTATAGGGAGTTGAGGTCAAAATTGACCACCCACTCATAAAGTCCTGGAACAGGTTCTTTGACATACGCACCA